TGTTGTGCCTGATCCAGTGATGACTCGCTTGACTTGCTCGGCTGTATAAGGACTGGATTGGTCCCGTCTACCCCTGCTATGCATTCGCTCTTCCTTTTCCCTGCGTAAACTCCGTGTACAGATAATTCAAATTCAAAAAAGTCTTTACTATCATTATACAGTAAGGTGAAGTCTGGGTCAAGGTCAATTCTTGGAACATACCCACTCAACCTCATTTCTGAAACTAATAGTCTTACGTACTCTATCTTTAATCTTCCAAGCAAGGCCTCATCTTGGATTATCCCACTTATGTAAAACTTTTTAAGTGGCTTGTGGTGATAGAAATCTGGAGGTATGTTCTCCTTGGTTTTTGACATACCATATTATACCTACTTATCTTCAAAGTCTTTATACCTGTAGTATCCCTTGTCAAAGTCGCACTGGACTAAGAAGTCTCCCATAAAACCATTACGATTCTTCCTAAAGGCACACTCAATGATGTCACTATTAGTCCCACGGCCTAGGGCAAGGACCCAGTCAGCATCGTAGGCAATCTGTCTAGACCATGCCGTTTGGCCCAGGGTAGGGACGGTAGATAGGTCATTAACGTCATCTGGTGTAGCAGATGAGATAGCAATAATAGGAACCTCTTCACCAATAGCCATTAGTTTAAGTTCTCGTGAAAGGTTCTTCATTCGTACCGTTTCATTATCTGACTTCTGATTAGGAGCCATCAACTGAAGGTAGTCAACGATTACAAAGTCTGGCTTGTACTGGTCAATCTTTCCACGAAGAACAGAAGGGTTAATTTCTCCACCCTGATCGTTTGAGATAATGTGAAACTCTGGCTTGCCTTGAAGATTCTTTGCATGCCATTCCTTTAGCATATCAATCTCAATCTCGCCATTACTAATCTTTCTGTGAGACCAACGACCTTCTCCCATAATGGTAAAGACACGGTTTCTGACTTCTGTCTCAGACATCTCAAGAGAGATTACAAGGGGTGTCTTACCCTGTTTCCAGGCCTGTACAGCGAAGTACAGGGCTAACCAGGACTTTCCTATACCTGGGTATGCCAAGAAGACTCCTAACTGCCCTGGCATAATTCCAGATGGCAGATAGTTATCAAATCCTGGCAAGCCAGTCTTGATGCCAATATGACCTAGGGCTTGTTGCTTCTTTACATTTTCAAAGTAAGCAATCGCAGACTCTAGATCTGTTACATCAATATCACGAATAGCAGCAGTATTCTTTTTTAGTTCTGAGGTTTTTGTAATAAGTCCTTCTAGGGCTTTACCACCCTCGCCTTGCTGAACATCAGTTGCAGCAGACCTTAAGATATCTTTTAGACTATCCCTTAAGTATTCTCCTTGCAACTCTTCAAGGTGATGCTTGGTAGCACCAACACCTGGAACTGGATCAAAGTCACGAAACTTTTCTCTTACCAAATCTACTGGAGGAAGAGACGAGTTATTCTCAAAATAAAGTCTTACAAAATTCCAAATATCTCCGTGAGTTCTAAGTAATGTATCTACGTTTGCCTGTAGCAGAACATGGATCTGCTTATCCTGAAGAACAGCAGTAATTAGTTTTGACTCTGTATTATTCACTTAGCCACTCCTTTGCCATTCGTCTACGCTCTGCTCTTTCTTGACTATCTTTTAGTCTATCCTTTTTTGCCTGTAATATTTTCTCTGCATTGTATGCAAAGTAATTCCACGATGGGGTTTCTGAAACAGCAAAGTAGTACTCAAGTATATCGTAGCATCCTGGCAGTGTGTAGGATTCAATAAGAGCATCAGATGCCCACTGTTCTACATTCAGGTTTAGAGATGGCTTTGATTCGTACCTTGCGGTATGATACTTGCTGTATCTTGAAAGCAAAGCCATACGGTCTTTGCGTTCAGCCATTACTTTTCTTCAGCCTCGGATTGTGCTTCTAAAATCTTGGCAGTTAGTTTGTCTTCAACAAACTTGTACACACGCTCAAAAGCCTGATCTGTATTCTCTCCATCACGCTTTGAGTCTACAACACCAAGGTCAAGTCTTAGTGATTGAAAATTTCCTAGATTAAGTGTGTATCCCAGTGTAACGGATACTTTTGTTGGTTCATTTGTTACTACATATCCTGAATCGTTTTGCATTTTATACCCTTCGTTAAATAGATTCGCCCCAAATGGGAACAAACCGTCCATCTTCTGTTCTCGTATATGTAAGTATACCATCGCCCATCCTGCGTGTCAACTCTTGCTTGCTGGGCGTAATATCATTAGTTATTAATTTATCTTTTCTTGGTCTACCAATATGGTATGAAGCAAGTATATCACGTATCTCTCTGACTTGCGATTCTGAGTAATACGATCTTACTTGAAATCCTCTTGCTCCACCCTTTTGAGATCCCGTTGGAAAAGGAATGACTCTTCGTTTCATTAGTGATGGCATATATTTTTTATGACGATTAACTAAATCAGCAGTCTGCCCTACAGTGTATGCCCGTTCTCTTTTATTTTTAAAATCACTAATTAAACAACTTTCAATCTGATCTTTTGTGATATTGTAAACAGACATAATCCCATTAGACTTGTTGAGGTGATGGACTCTTACTAAGTCTCCATTTAAGAACCAGACTTTTTTATTCCCTTGAATTACAGGGAGGACATTGTAGCCTTCGCTCTCAATTGTTCCCTTTTTAATAGCCATCGGCCCTCCTGAGAATTGCTTGGTGGATGAAAGAATGCTCGTGCTCCACAAGACATACAGTACATTTCTAAATTGTTTATTTCGGTATACTGTCTGTCTATAAACATTCTACCTTTACATTTTTTACAAAAAATCATCAGTTGGGTATACCTATTGCAATAAGGTTAACGCCAACACTTGAAACTCCACCAACATTAAACTTGACTGATCCTTCTATGCTTGAGGTAGTTACGCTAGAAAGGGTGACAACAACATCATTTCCTGCAGTAGAGGCAATTGCATTGTTCACTGGGGTTGCTGTTACGATTGGAGTAAACTTAAATTCAGTTGGAAAAGAATAGGAAAATGGAAGTGCTGACCCAGCAGTCTGGGTTTCACCATTTGTAACTCTAACATAACCACCGATAACTCTTGCCTCTGAAGTCTTGACACTCTGCTTGCCTGCATTGGGAGTGTCTACTGTTACATACTTATTTATAGATGTAGAAGCCTGAGTTGACAAATCATTAACAGCCTTAACAATCTGATAAATGTAGGTTACATCTAAGGGCTGTCCTCGTTCTGGTACAGGTAAAATTGCCATAATATAATTATACCAGACTCTCAGTTCCAGAATCGTAAATCTGTAGCCCTACATTTATCTTTGGGTTAATTGAAGATACCTGAACAATAGCACGAACGGAGGTTGTTCCAGTTTTTAAAAATGAATAACTTGTAGATCCAGTTGTTGCTTTATATGTTGGTTCAGCAGAGTCAAACCCAACAAAAACATCATATAGCAATTGTGTAGAAGTGTTGCCAGGATCCCAACTGAGAATCAGAGTGTTTCCTAGTTGTCTTAGGTCTCCAGTTCCATCCTCAACCTGCTCTGATTGAGTAAAAACTATTGGAGAATAGGCAGACTTTCTGTTCTTATCTTCTGCAACTATTCTAAATCTTAAAACAGTTTTATTATTTTCTGTCACTTTTCCTAGTGATTGCTTTTTAATAATAATATTTTTAATTCCAGGGTCTGGTGTAATTGCCATTGTTAAACATCCAATGCAAATCTAAACTCAATATAGTTTGTTGTGTTTGCTGATTTAATAATTGGTCTAGACTGTACATTTTTAATTACAGAGTACCCAGTCATTCCATAGAGAGAGTTTGTTGCTGTATTATTTTCAACCCTCAGAGCATCCAGACAAACATAATAGGAATCAGATGGAAGATTGTTTTTAGTAATAGTGGCATAAATCTTTGCTGTTTTAACTTCTGACCAACTAAATCTCAAACTCTTGTCTAACTCTTGAAAAGTTTTGTTTACTACGACGTATCTATTGTTTTCAAAATCATGAGAGTTTACAGACGTCCCATTGTCGTATCCTGTATCATCAATGTCTACTTGAAACTTTGCATACTGTATGCTTGAGTTTGCTCCAGGGTGAGAAAACTCTAAAAGTATTTTAACGTTGTCTGGAACAGTTAGAGAGTTTGCAGTCTTGTTAGCAATAGAAAATGCAAGACGAAGTTCATCTAATGGGCTATTCTTTGTAAAATCTATAGATGTAGGATCTAATATAATGTAGTCTGAACCAGTTAGAGGAACCATGCTTCCTTGTGGGTTATAGCCAAGGCTCGATGTGTCGCCTCTCATTGCAATAATGTTATTTAAAAATCTACATCTTTCATTTCTGGCAACTCTGTCTTCGTCTGTAAAAATTCTATTGTCTGCATTTGTTGCAAAAACTTTTGGTGTCTGAATAATATTTCCAGTATTTGTTTCTCCATCTAGCGGAGCATTTTGTACAAAAATATTAGTAGGAGATTCTCCATCAATACTGTATCGCCAGTTGTCGGTGTCTGAAAAAGAATAAACAACTCTGCTATCGAATGCTCCTGCTACTGGGTTTGATGCTGCAGAAAATATACCTACCTCTGTAATTTCATATCTTTCTTGAGTTGGAAGTTCTGCAGTTAGAACAACCTTTGATATTCCGTCCTCATCAACAAAGCCTCTAGAAACAATAGGCATGCGGATCATTTCAAACTCTAGGGATTCTCTATTTTTCATTGCCAGTAACTCGGCAGGACTAAATGTGTAGTCAGATGCCACTGGATTTGTTCCACACCCTATAGCGATGTGAGATGCATAAGATGTTGTCTGTCCAACAAGGTACTTTGCTAAGATATTTTTGCCTACATTAGTTATCATTGATTGCTCCCTTAGTACATTGTATCATCAAAAGTACCTCCAG